GAGCAAAACATTTGGGGTGGTGTTACAGGTACTGCAGGAGAATTTGATGGATTAACAGTTTTAATGGCTGCTGATGCTGATGTAAATGATGCTGCTAACGGAGGAGAAACTGCTTTCTCATCTTCTAACATTGTAACTTTGCTTTCTAACGTAGTAGATGCTTTACCAACTGCTGTTTACGGAAAAGAAGATTTAGGTATTTATGTTCCTAGAGCTGCTTGGCAATCTTACATCCGCCACTTAGGAGGATATGCAGCAAATGGTGTTGGTGCTTCTGGTACAGATACTAAAGGTTCTCAATGGTACAATCAAGGTAACGCTCTTTCTTTTGAAGGAATTAAAGTTATTCTTGCACCTGGAATGCCTTCTGACCACATCGTAGCAGGACAAAAATCTAACCTTTACTTTGGTACTGGTCTTTTATCTGACCACCAAGAAGTTAAATTGTTAGATATGGCTGATCTTGATGGATCTCAAAACGTAAGAGTAGTAATGAGATTTACCGCAGGTGTACAGTATGGAATTGGTTCAGATTTATCTTTACTAACTCTAGCTTAATAAAAATAATTGTCTAATATAAAGGGTGGGTTAGGAAGATTCCTGCCTACCCTTTTTTAATACTTAAAATATGGCTTGTGCATTAACAACAGGAAGATCGCTACCTTGTAAGAGCGCTGTAGGTGGACTTAAAACAGTTTACTTTGCGGACTATGGCACTTTAGGTACAGCTACCATTTCAGCAGGTGAGATTACAGCCTTAGCAGGAACACCTACTTGGTATCAGTATGACATCAAAGGAAACTCTAGCTTAGAAACTACTGTAAACTCATCAAGAGAAAATGGTACTACATTTTACACGCAAACTCTTAACTTGACACTTACTTATTTAGATAAGGCTACTCAAGAAGAAATTAAATTACTAGCTGCTGCTAGACCTCACGTTGCTATCGAGGATTACAATGGAAACTTTTTCCTAGTAGGACTTGAGCACGGAGCGGAGGTTACTGGCGGAACTATTGTTTCAGGTGCAGCAATGGCTGACCTTTCAGGATTTACTTTGACATTTGAAGCAATGGAAACAGCTCCAGCTTACTTTGTTACTTCAACAGTAATTACAAGTGATGCTTCAGGTACTCAGATTGACCCTGATGCTTAATTGATGTTTTGATGAGAAAGAGGCTGGCAGAAATGTTAGCCTTTTTTTTTGCTCCTATGCAAAATAATTAAGTTTTATCGTTATATATGTATGAAGATACTTACGACTAGCACATCTGCTCAGACTTTAAGATTTGTACCTAGGGAATATGTTACTAGTGCGACATTGTTTTTAAGAGATGATAGCACTAATGTTGTAACTAATGAAACAGTATCTTTAACACAAGATGGCGATGAATTAGTATATACAGCTAGTTTTAATCTTATTGAAGGCAGATTCTATGATTTTAATTTTGTTGTAGATGCTAATTTATGGGAACAAAACACTTTAACTTGGGATATGAATTTTGATTTATGGAACGCTTCGCAAGGTGCTACTTTATCCCTTTATAAAGATAAAATATTCTGTACTGACCAACCTCTTGACCAAACAGAGGATGAATATTACAGCGTAAATAAAAATGTGTATGTTTCAGAGGATACATACGATAATGATTACATAATAATATGAGAAAAGTAAATAATTACAGGACTGCTCCAAAATCAGCACCTAAATCTGAGGTACATCTAGTAAACCTCAGCACATATACTTCTCCTAAAATAAAAGAAGTAAGAGGCAAAGAATGGGTGTCGTATGGAGAGGATAACAATTACTTTCAATATTTGATAGATAGATACAACGGATCTCCTACAAATAACGCTGCTATCAATGGTTTGTCTGAAATGATTTATGGAAAAGGATTAGATGCTACTGATTCTAACAAAAAACCAGATGAATATGCACAAGCTATAACATTGCTTAAAAAAGATTGTGTTAGAAAACTAGTATATGACTTAAAATTGATGGGAAGCTGTGCAATGCAAGTTATTTATTCTAAGGATAGAACTAAAATAGCACAAGTAGAGCATTTTCCTATTGAAACATTAAGAGCAGAAAAATGTAATGAAGAAGGAGATATAGAAGCCTATTATTATTTTAAGGACTGGGCTAATATTAAAACAAGTGATGAACCAAAAAGAATACCTTGCTTTGGTTATAGCAAAGAGTCAATAGAGATATATGTAGTTAAGCCTTACAGAGCAGGATTCTATTACTACTCGCCTGTTGATTATCAAGGAGGTTTGCAATATAGTGAGCTAGAAGAAGAAATTAGCAACTATCATTTAAATAACATAATGAATGGTCTAGCGCCATCTATGTTAATTAACTTCAATAACGGAGTGCCAAATGAAGAGCAAAGAAGATTAATAGAAAATAAGATCTATGAAAAGTTCTCTGGCACATCTAACGCAGGTAAGTTTATCCTTAGTTTTAATGATAATGCAGATGCTCAAGCTAATATAGAGCCAGTACAGTTATCTGATGCACATAATCAATATCAATTCCTATCTGATGAAAGCTCAAGAAAGATCCTAGTAAGCCATAGAATCGTTTCTCCTATGCTTTTAGGTATCAAGGATAACACAGGGCTAGGAAACAACGCAGATGAGCTTAAAACAGCCTCTATTTTGATGGACAACACAGTTATTAGACCTTTTCAGAATTTATTGATAGATGCTTTTGATCAAATCTTAGCTTATAATAGCATATCACTTAATCTATACTTCAAAACGTTACAGCCTTTAGAGTTTACAGATTTAGAAAATGTAACAGATCAAGAAACAAGAGAAGAAGAAACTGGAGTTAAGATGAGTGCTCATTTTCAGTTTAATGATGAGAAAGTATTTGACTTGTTAGATCAATTTGGAGAAGAAGAAGATTTAGAAAACTGGGAGCTTGTTGATGAGAGAGAAGTTGACTATGATCAAGAAGAGGCTTTAGACAAAATGATAGGTTTAGCTTCTACAGGAACTGCCAGACCTAATGCTAAAAGTGATTTAGATGGAGAAACTGATACAGATAAGAAATTTATTGTAAGATATCAATACGCTCCTTTAATGGTTGGCAAGAATACAAGAGAGTTTTGTAAAAAAATGATAGCTGCTAAAAAGATATATCGCAAAGAAGATATACAAAAAATGAGTAAAGAAGCAGTTAATGCTGGATGGGGTAAAGGTGGCGCTGATACTTATGATATATGGCTATACAAAGGCGGAGGAGATTGTCATCATTATTGGTTAAGAAAAACATATATGGCTAAAGAAGGGATTAAGCCTGATGTGAATAGTCCTAAGACAAAGCCTATTTACAAAGAACAAAGAGAAAAAGAAGGTATTAAAGCTCCTAGTAAAGCAGAAGAGCCAACTCTTGTTTCTACAAAGCCAAAAGATATGAAAAATAGAGGATTTATAAAACCTAGAGGATAATGGCTACAGCACTATTCATAACAAGAACAGATTTAGTAAGAAATAGCATCTTAGATGGTAATGTAGATACTGATAAGTTTATTCAGTTCATTAAGATAGCACAAGAAATTCACGTTAGAAACTATTTAGGATCTGATTTATACAACAAAATTAGCAACGATATTCTAGCAGGAACATTGACAGGAGATTATCTTACTCTAGTAAACACTTATGTGCAGCCTATGTTAATCCATTTTGCTATGGTAGATTATTTGCCTTTTGCAGCATATACTATCAAGAATGGAGGAATATATAAGCACGTTAGCGAAACAGCAGAAACTGTAAGCAAAGAAGAGGTTGATTACTTAGTACAAAAAGAATTAGATATAGCTGAGTATTACACACGCAGATTTATCGATTATATGACTTTTAATCAAGCTAAATATCCTGAATATACATCTAATAGCAATGATGATATAAGTCCTTCGTATGAGGCTAATTTTAATGGATGGGTTCTATGAAGTATAAACCAAAACAAAACAACGTTACTAAATTAAAACAGTACTTAAACAAAATAATACAAAATGGCAACATTAACAGGAAATCAAATAAAGGACACCTATAAGTCATTACTTAAAGTAGATGATAATGGAGAGTTAGCAGCAACTCTACAAGAAATTACTGATGGTAATGGTACAGGATCTGGTGTTAGTTTAAATACAGCAGGAGATTTAAAAGCAACTGGAACTTTAGAGTTTGGTTCTTTAAAAGATACTGGAGAAAACATAACCATTTCAAAATTTGTTGATGCTGCTGATGGAATAGCCAGTAATAATAACGATACAACAATACCAACTAGTGCTGCTGTAAAAAACTATGTTGATACTAATGTAACTGCACAAGATTTAGATTTTGCAGGAGATACTGGTACAGGTGCTGTAGATTTAGATAGCCAATCTTTAACTCTAACAGGTGCAAATGGTATAGCTACTACTGCAAGCGGTCAAACAATTACCATAGATGCTTCTTCTTTAAATACTAGACTCACAACTGCTGAAGCTGATATCGATACAAACACAGCGGATATTACAGCAGAAGAAACAGCTAGAGCAGCAGCTGATACAACGTTACAAGGAAATATTGATTCAGAAGCATCTACTAGAGCTAGTGCCGATACAACATTGCAATCTAATATTAACGCTGAAGCATCAACAAGAGCATCTGCTGACACAACCCTTCAATCTAATATAGATGCAGAAGCTAGTACAAGATCAAGTGCGGATAGTTCATTACAATCTCAAATTACATCTAACGATTCTGATATTTCATCTTTAGATGGCAGATTGACTACAGCTGAAAGCAATATATCTTCTAACGATACAGACATTGCAGCATTAGACACTAGACTAAGCACAGCTGAAAGTAATATTACTAGCAATGACACAGACATAGCAACAAATGCTTCTAATATTGCTACAAATACCAGTAATATATCTACAAATACTAGCAACATTGCTACTAACACTTCTAATATATCTACAAACACATCAGATATATCAGGATTAGACACAAGATTAACAACAGCAGAGGGGAACATCTCTAGCAATGATTCTGACATTAGCACCCTACAAAGCGGAAAACAAGATATAAGCGAAAAAGGACAAGCTGATGGATATGCTCCTCTTGATGGAAGTGGTAAAATAGCAACATCTTATTTGCCTAGTTCAATAGTAGGACAA